ACCGGACATGATCCTGATTGAAGCCAAGGCAACGGGCGAGCCGTTGATTGCTGACCTTAACCGGGCTGGTATTGCAGCGACACGGTTCAACCCGAACAAGCACGGCGACAAGAACGCCCGCCTTTTGCTGGTTACCGACATCTTTGAGAATGGCCGGTTCTACGTCCCTGGACAGCCACCGAATTACACACTTCCGAGGCGATGGGCCGAAGAGTATGTAAATTCTCTAATGTCGTTCCCGGCATCAGATTCCCGAGATGACGCCGACGCTACCAGCCAAGCTATCATTCGGATGAAGACCAGTGGCTGGATTAAAAACAGCCTTGATGCTATTGAAGAAGAGCCCTTCCGTGTAACGGAACGTGCAAACGGGGCGCTTTACGGTTAGAATACCCATTCTCTTTGTATTTTTAGGCAAGTCTGTATGGCCATAGATCGAGCGACAGCCTCTATACTTGGCTTGAATGATGTCACTGGCGGTGATGCCGGTGGTGAAGATGTAGCTGTTCCTGAAAATGATCTTACGTTTGCCGATGGCGCGTCGATCACTCCAGAAGAAGACGGCGGTGAGACTATCGACTTCGCGCCGGAAGAAGATGCGTCTGAGCCTGTAGACCATGAAGACAATCTGGCTGAGTATATGGAGGAAAGCGACCTTCAATCTCTAGCCAACGATATTCTTGATTACGTCGATGAAGACCGCAAATCCCGCGCTGATTGGGAGAGTATGCTGTCTCAGGGCCTGACGTATCTCGGTCTAAAGATCGAGGATCGCTCTATCCCCTTCAGCGGCGCGGCTGGTGTATTCGACCCCATCTTGCTGGAAGCGGTAATCCGCTGGCACGCAACCGCCAGCGCCGAATTGATGCCCGCCAGCGGGCCGGTCAAGACCCAGATCATCGGCCAGCCGACGCCCGAAACGGAAGCCCAGGCTTCCCGCGTCAAAGAGTTTATGAATTACTACTTGATGGAAGGCGCGCCCGAGTGGGTTGAGCAGAACGACCAAATGCTGTTCTGGCTCCCCCTGGTTGGCTGTACTTTCAAGAAGACCTACCAAGACCCCATTCTGAACCGGGTTGTTAGCCCGTTCATTCTGCCCCAGGACTTCGTTGTTTCATTCAGCACTGATGACCTAGATACATGCCCCCGGGCTACGCACATCATCAATATGTCCCCCAAGGACATGAAGATGCGCCAGATCAGCGGTTTCTACCGCGATGTCGAGCTGAAAGAACCTGACTATCTGGACGACAAAAACTCGCCCTTGGATGACAAGTCCACCTATACCCAAGGGTTGACCAAGCCGACCGATTCCGACGAAGCGCCTTACGAGGTCTACGAGTGCCACATTGACCTAAACTTAGTGGGCTTTGAGCATAAAGAGGCCGAAAGCGGCGAAGACGAAGAAGAGCCTACAGAAACCGGCTTGCCGCTGCCTTACATCGTCACGGTCGAGACTGGCTCCAAAAAGGTTCTGTCGATCCGGCGCAACTGGAAAGAAGAAGACCAGTCCTATTCCAAGATTCAGTATTTTACACACTTCAAGTTTGTCCCCGGTCTGGGGTTCTATGGCATTGGCTATGCCCATATCCTGGGTAATACGGCCAAGGGCGCGACTTCTCTGCAAAGACAGATGATTGACGCTGCTACCCTGGAGATGTTCCCAGGGGGCCTAAAAGTGAAGGGTATGCGGGGTGACGATAATAACGTCATGATCGGACCCTGCGAGTTCCGCGAATTGGATACGGGCGGTATGCCGATCCAACAGGCTATTATGACCATGCCCTACAAAGGGCCGTCGCCTGTGTCGATGGAGCTTTGGAAGGCTACCCGTGAGAATGGGGAACGCCTGGGCGGCATGACTGAGGTAGCGGTTGGAGAAGGCCGTCAGGACGCCCCTGTGGGCACCACAGTGGCCCTTATGGAAGCTGCTAACCGCGTGCAGTCTGCCACCCTCAAGGCTGCCCACCGCGCCTACAGGCGCGAATTTAAGCTAATCGCCGCCCTGTTTGGCCAGTTCCTGCCGGAACAGCCCTACCCCTGGCCGGTGGCCGGTGGTCCCAATGTGGTTATGCGGGCCGACTTCTCGGATCAGATTGACGTAATCCCCGTCAGCGACCCCAATGTTACGTCCTCCGCCCAGCGCATGATGCGTGCCGAAGCCCTGCTTCGGTTCGCCACTCAAGCCCCGGCCCTGCACGACCAGTATCAGGCTTACCGCCAGATGTACGTGGAAATGGGCATTGATGAAAAACGGATTGCGGCGCTTCTGCCACCCAAGACTGAAGCCAAGCCGCTGGACCCGTTGAGCGAGAACCAAAACTTGCTGAACGGCAAGCCCGTCACGGCTGGCGCGTACCAAGACCATGACGCGCATATTTCTGCTCACACAGTTTTGATGCAGCAGAAGCCTGAGTTGGTAACGGTCCCGGCGCACATTGCCGAGCATGAAGCCGCCAAGATGCGGGTTCAGGTTGAGCAGATTCTGGGTCAGGCGCTCCCACCCGAAGGCCAGCAGTTGCCGCCTGAAATTGAAAACCAGATTGCCGTCTTGGTCGCCAAAGCGATGCAGCAGCTTTCCCAGCCGCAGGGCGCAGAGCCTACTGCCGGTCAGATTGCTATGGAGCAGATCAAGGTCGAAGCCGCGAAGGTCCAGGCCAAGCTGCAAGAAATCCAAGCCAACACCAGCAGCAAGGCGTTTAAGGAAACGCTCAAGCTCAAATCTAGCCGCGAGGACCGCCTGACTCGTGAGCGTATTGCCATGTTGAATTACGAGAAAGACAGGCAGAAACAAAATTCCCAACCAAAGACTTTCGGGACAAGGAGCAAATTCTAATGGACTCGATGCGCCGCAATGCTCAGAAAATGATGCCGCACGTTATGGCTCTGAATAAGAACCCGACGATGGGCATGAAGAATGACCGTCAGCCAGCCCCGGCTGTTAGCAAGCTCGTTGCGTATGCCAAAGGCGGCAAGGTTATGGCTAAGGGCGGTGCCTTCAACATGAAAGCCGAAATGAAGGCCGACATGAAGCAGGACAAGGCGATGCTGGCGCGTCACAACAGACTTATGCACCCCGGCCAGAAGTCCAAGCTGAAGAACGGCGGGATGGCGAAGAAGTACGCCGATGGTGGCCCCACCCTGTCGCCTAGCGATAAGAAGAAGGCCAAGAAGGGCATTAACCCGTTCCCTGGCCGGTCTGACAGCGACATGGGCTACGCCAAAGGCGGTATGGTCAAAGGCGACAAGAAGAAAGTCATGGGCACCGTTGGCGAAGCTAAGGCCGTAATGGCTGCTTTGCAAAAAGCCCGTCGTCCTGCGACCCCGATGCCCGGCACCCGCATGGCTGGCCTCGGCATGGCTCCTCCGATGGCTCCGCAGATGGCTCCCCCGATGAAGAAAGGCGGCAAGGTTATGAAGAAAGCCGCTGGCGGCGCTGCCAAACTTCGCAAGAAGTCCCCGATGCCGGATAAGATCAAGATGGTCAACTATCCAAGAGGAGGCTGATATGTCGCGCCCCGTAAAAGACATTCGTCTGAAGCCGAAAGGCGTCAAAAAGGGCAAAGGCAAATAGTTATGCCTGTCGTTAGCAAAGCCCAAAATCGGTTTATGCAAGCAGCAGCCTCCCGGCCAGCAATGGCTAGGAAGCTGGGCATAAAGCAGTCTGTGGCTAAAGAATTTGTAAAAACGGAAAAAGGTAAGTCGCTATCTGGCTTGCCGGAGAAAGTGAAGAAAAAATGAGTGCAGACCTGCTGGCAAGGAAGGTCACGGTACGGCTAAGGGAAATTCGGGAAGACAAGATAAACGCACTCCGAAGATGCAAACCCCGCGCCCCGATGGTTGTCGAGGGCGCGGCGGTTCCCGCCGCTACGGCAGAAGAAATCGCCTTCTTCGCAATCGACACCAACGCAACGATAGACGCGATCAACATGCTCATGTCGGTTGTGGAGGAAGAGTACAAGAAGCTGATAAACCCCGAAGAGCCGGGGACTGAAACCAACCAACAGGCAAGGATTAATTATGGCTAAGGTAACTGCACTTCCATACGTGGAAGAACACGAAGTTAAAGACGCCCAAAAACTGATTGACGATCAGTTTATTGAGCTTACAGGCAAGAAGTTCGGCTTCCGTCCGGCTGGGTATTACATTGCGGTCAAGATTTACGTCAGGGCAGATGAATTGTCGATTATCGACATGCCGGACGGTTCAAAGAAGACCCTTTGGACAGCCCCGATTGTGCAAAAACAAGACGCGCTTGAATCTTGCAGCGCCCTTGTTGTTGCTGTCGGTCCCGGCTGCTTCAAGAACCGCGACACTGGCGAAGCCTGGGCCGATGGCCCGACTTGCCGCGTAGGCGACTGGGTAGCTATCCCCCGCGCTTCAACGTGGCTCACCAACTGGCGCGGTGTGGCGATTGGCGTTCTGCCGGATGACAAAATCATTGGAACGGTAGAAGACCCTGCCGATCTTTCCTCGGTTTATGTTCCACCCAAAGTATAGGCAAGTAGCATGAATTTCTTACGAACCAGATTGTATGCGGCGGAGGGCGCTGGTCAGGCCAGCACCCCCGAGCCGCAGACTTCTCAG